GATGAAACTAGGATAGCTCAGGTATTATATTTAAAAATGGTAAATAAAAGAAATTATTATGAAAAATAAATCAGAAATATTTAGTTCCCCGGCAGAGGGTAACGCATTTGGACTAGCTATGCAAAAAGCAGGTGGTGATTATGATAAAGCTAAAGCAATGATGGACTCAAGCCCTGCCGCTTACGGTACTGGTTCTCCATTTAAGCTAATGAAGGATAAAAAAGTTACATCTGTAAAATCTGAAGGATTTAAAAATAAATCTGTTGTATCTCCACAACAAGGAGAATACAGCTATGAAGAAAAATTTCCTGGAAAAAAATTTCGCAGGGATGTTGACCCTGGAACACAATTAAAAATTTCTGGTAAAATAGCTAAAGATCAACTTTCTAATATAAGAAAACGCTAGAAAATTAAAACAACAAGGTAATGCCCCAAAAATTATCGGCTAAAGCTAAAGCAAAAAAGGCTCAAAGAGACAAACAATACGCTATGACACCCCGAAGAAGGGCTATGAAAGCGGAAAATCAACGCCTTCGGCGTAAATATCTTAAAAAGGGCTTCAGCTTGGCTGGTTTGGACTACGACCATGAAGATGGTAAGTTTGAATCGGTAAAAAGAAACAGGGGTAACGACGGAAACGGTACAAAAACAGAAAAAACTTAACAATGGCAGTAATATATTCATATCCTCAAGCAACGCCGACCTCGGCAGACCTACTTATAGGTACATTGACATCGGATGCAAGCGGAGAAAACCCAACGAAAACCTTTAGCATACAAGATATTATTAATTTAGTACCTGCAGCTGGGACAGGTGGTACCGTAACCTCGGTTGGGCTTACAACAAATACCAATGCTAGTGGTACAAGCAACCCGTTTTTTAATATAACAGGCTCACCGATCAATGGAGCAGGAGATATTAATATAGATTTAAATACAACAGGTACCCCATCTAGCTCAACATTCTTAAATGGTAACGGCGAATGGGCCGCACCGGTTGGTACGGGTACTCAAACGGTATACGCTTTGGGATCTAGCGCAAATGCAGGTAATGTAGATGTAATATTAAGTGCAACGGGTACTTCTGTCACTACAAGTACTATAAAGCTTTTGCCATCCGGACCAATAACATTGTCAAATGTAATATCCTCGGGCACTCTTTCAGAGCTTACTATTGGTAGTACGGCTGTAGCAGGAGTTACAGCAGCAACTGCAGCAGGAACAACATCAGTTGCATCTTTTATAGAAATTGGGGGAACAACACAAAATCCTACTGTAGCACTTACTGCTTCGGGTTTGGGATCACCGGCCGCAAACTATTCACTAAGAGGGGATGGTACATGGGGCTTACTTACTAGTGGAGGTACAATGAGTTCATGGAACTTAAATGCAAATACAGGTACACCTCAACAAATAGATAATGCAGAAACTGCTAAGATAGTTGGTGGTACAGGAATTGATACAGCAGTAGCTGACAATGGAGGTGTTGCTGAAGTAACAATAGCTTTAGCCGCTAATACCCCAAATAGTATAGCGGGCGTAAATCCTTCTACATACGATAACAGTGGCGAATCTATTAGTATAAGTAACACAGGTAATGCTTATAGCATACAACCAAAAAATCAAGTTGTAAGCGGCCCGACCCCAACTGTTTCTGGAACTCCTCCAGATGTAATTAAAAGAATTGTTTCTTTAACACAAGCTCAATATACAGCACTAACTCCAAAAGACGTTAACACACTTTACGTAGTAGTATAATATGCCAATATATTTAGGAAGTACAGAAGTTCTCGCAACTGTTGCAGATCCTGATAAAGGGATTTATTTAGGTGATCAAAGAATATGCTCAACATTTTTAGGGTCCTCTCAAACATTAGATAATTGTGCTTATACCCCCGTTGTCGTAACTTTAAATGTTAATACAGGACAAATAACCGGAAGCGGGTATACAGTTGGAGGAGCTAACACGGGATCATCTCAAAGTGGTCAAGCTGGTGTAGATACTTATAGTTTTACAACTACAATACAAGCAGATAGTGGATGGTCTTTTACCTCAGGCCCTACTATTTCACCAAATCCTAATACTGGGACTTTTCCATCGTCAAACACAACAGTAACAACATATATATCGGGTACTGTAGAACAGGATGCTGTCCCCTCCTCAAGAATTAATTATTCAGCAAGCACCTCATTAGCTGGTGCTTCAGCCAGCATTTCTGACCCCATCGCCGGCTATAGGGATGGAACACCTGGACAATCAGATGGGAACATTACTGTTGATTTTACCGGGTCTAGCGATTACACTTATACTGACTTACAGGTTTCTGGAGGACCTTCTTTTAGTTATGGGTCTAGTGCTACATTTAATCCGGGGGCCACTTTCCCGGCTGACGGCACCAGCGCAACATCCAGCTGGAGTGTAACAGGACTTGCTACCCCTGTACAATATACTTATACTTATACTATTTCTGCGGGCACAGTATCAAATGCTTCAACCTCGTATTCTGTTTCTGGTGGAACTCCAGTACCGCCCGAAACTTCTCGCACGGGATCATTAGGCACTAATCAATCAGCGTCAGTTACTTTAGAAGGCGCTACGGGCACATCAATTTCTGCATCAATATCTGCTTCAGCTAATAGCGGGTATGTGCTTTATTCATCGCCCACATCGGATAATAGCTCAACAACACTAACTTCAAATGGAAGTGCTTCTATTAGTATAAATGCCCTAGCTAATTTAATTTTTAACGATGCTGAAGCCGAAGGGCCGTTTTATACTAATTCTGCTGCTGTAAGTTGTAGAGATAGCGGTATAAGCTGCGTAGGCAGCGTCACAGTATACTATCAAGGGGGATCTCAAGGTGTTATAGGCTCAGGAGGTAGTACATATTACAAAAGTTGGTCAGCAGCATCAGGGCCTGGAGCCGAATTAGATTCAGGGTATTATATAGATTTAGATAGTGGTACCGTCCCCTCACCAATATTTTATTACTCATAAAAATATACAAAAAATAAAACAATGGCAATAATTAATAGCTATCCCTTAGCTACACCAAAATTAACGGATTTAGTTTTAGGCACTTCAACTAGTAGCACTGGGCAAACTTCTACTAAGAGCTTTACTGTAGAAAGTATTAAAGATACTACAGCCGGAGTTAAAACTATTGTGTCTTCTACTCTTGACACATTAACTATATCGGGTAGTGGCACTAGTGCTGTGACTATTGGAACTTTAACAGCCGCGGTAACAGACGGTGGAACAGCACTTACAACAGGCAATGATGTATATGACTTTGTAGTCGGTAAAATTACCGGTACTGCAGATACTGTACCTATATGGACAGGTACAGGCCCGTCTACAACATTAGGCAATTCATTAATTAGTCAGGCTAATAGTGGAGTTATTATTAGTGGTAATTCTTCAGCTCAAACAGATGGAAAGCTCACGCTTAATTGCTGGAATGGTAATCACGGCGTTGGAATACAAAGCCCGCCGCATTCAGCTGGCGCTACGTATGATTGGGTATTACCTCAAGTTGCTGGAACAGCCGGTCAAGTATTAACATCAGGAGTTAAAACCGGTGTAACGGATCAATTAACATGGTCAGACAATGGAAATGTTGGCGGAACAGGTACTCAAAATAAATTACCTAAATGGACAGATACAACAACTTTAGGTGATTCTATAATGACAGAAGCTACAGATACAATATCTATAGCAGGTAATTTATCTTTGCAAGAAATTGAAGTTAATGAAACATTTAAAGATGGGGCCGGACTAGTTGGGGGAGCCGGACAATTATTAAGTTCTACAGGAACAGCAACTTCATGGGTTACTCCAGCACCAACAGGTGTAACAAGTTTTAGCACCACTAATACAAATTTAATAACTATAACTCCTGGCACTACCCCACACACAGGGGCTGTTGTTGCCACACCAAATGTTTCAGGGGGTGTATCTTCATCTTCACAAACGCTAGCCACAGGAACACAAATACAAAACGCAATTGACACAGCACTTGCAGGAACTTTAACTTTTAAAGGAACTTTTAATGCAAGCACAGGTGCAATAACATCAGGGTCAAATAGCGGAAGTCAATTATATACCGGAACTTCTGGAGTAGTCGCTATAACAAAAGGTGATTTTTATATAGCTGACACTGCAGGCTCCTTTTATGGATCAGTCTCTATGAATGTAGGCGATGAAGCCATTGCTTTAAATACAGTTTCAGCTGCTCCTCCTGGTTCTTCAGTATCTGACTTTAGTGTGGTGCCATCAGCAGGCGGTGGTGTGACCGATGTTTCTTCTGCAAATACCGCTATTACAGTATCACCAAGTACGGGGAGTGTGGTGCTTACGTCAACTGTTTTTTCAGGGGGCTCAACTATTGGACATGTTCCCTCCGCTGCGGCGGCTAGTGCAGGCCAATATTTAAATTATCAAGGTAATTGGACAACTTTACCCGCGGGGGATACTTATACATTACAAGCCGGAACTAAAGCAGGCACTAGTGTACCTTTACAGTTAGATGCTGCTGCAGGAACAGATTCGGTAGTTAATTTAACTGAAGGTTCCGGAATAACATTAACACAAACTAGCGCTACTGAAATAACTATTGAAGCAGCAAGCTCAACCACAACAAGGGTTGTTAATAGATCAACACCAACTGATGCTACCACAGGAACTCATGACTGCGGAACTGTTAATCAAACCGATGTTAATTATATAGATGTTTATGTAAGCGGAGTTTATCAAAATAAGAATACATATGTTGCTGGTTATGATGCAGGAACAGGAAAAACTACAATAACTTTAACAGGGGGCGCATTTTATCCAAATGGTGCTACAATTGAAAGCATAACAACATAATATGGCAATAACAAAAGTAGGAGCTTCTGGTATAAATCTTAGTGGCAATACAACTTATTTAGCTTTGCCAAAAGGAACTACCGCTCAACGGCCTTCTTCTCCGGTATCTGGAATGATTCGGGAAAATACAACTTTAAATCAATTAGAGTTTTATAACGGTACCGAATGGCGTACAATGAAACAATATTTACCGAGTATTGAATACCTTGTGTTAGGCGGAGGAGGCGGCGGAGCCGGCTTTGGTGGCGGTGGTGGTGCTGGTGGGTTACTAACTGGTTCGTTTGTACCTGTTTCAGGAACAACCTATACAGTTGCCGTAGGGCAAGGGGGAACAGGAGTTGGATATGCTTCAAACGCTTATCAAAACGGAGGAACTGGAGGCAATTCGTCTATATCAGGATCTGGCTTAACTACTATTGAAGCCGCTGGGGGTGGGGGTGGAGGTGCGGGCGCAGGTTCACAATCAGCAGGTTTAGCAGGTGGTTCTGGTGGTGGCGGAGGCCATTATGTTAATGTTGCTGCGGGTGGAGTTGCTACCCCATCAGGTCAAGGTAATAATGGAGGCTCATCAGCTCAATCAACAAATTCACCAGCTTATTATGGATCTGGCGGAGGTGGTGGCGCAGGTGCTGCAGGCCAAAATGGCGCAACGCAAGGTACATATTACGCCGGTGTTGGTGGAGATGGTTTACAATCTAGTATTACAGGGACTAATAAATACTACGCTGGAGGAGGCGGAGGTCATAGTAGATATATTCAAAATTCAGCAGCGGGAGGCAACGGAGGTGGCGGAGCCGGTAGTTATTATATAAGTAATAGTGATGCCCCTGCGGCTCAAAACGGAACAAATGGCCTCGGTGGTGGCGGGGGCGGAGCTTATGGATATTCAACATCTTATGTGGGAACAGGGGGAAGTGGAACTGTAATAATTAAAGTCCCTGATTCTTCTTCAATAACCCCTACAGGGTCAACACTAAACCCCGATGGCGCAGTATCTGGATTTAATATATATGAATTTGGCACAGGGGGTGGAACATTTATAATAAGCTAATGGCAATAACAAAAGTAATAAATGATTTAATTGATTTAAATCAAACAGGAGATTATAGCGGAATTCGATTACCAGCAGGAACAACAGCAGATAGAACAGAAACCTTTACCACTGATTATTTAGTTGTTGCTGGAGGTGCAGGCGGAGCAAGAACCTACGCTGGGGGTGGAGGTGCCGGTGGTTTACGCACTTCTTATAACAACTCTACAACTACCACAAACTCATTAAGCTTCCCATCGGGTAAAACCGCAATAGCTACTTATATGTTAAACGGAGACGCTACTGACGTTTCTACCAACTATAATGGAGCAGAAAGTTCTATAACTTATGTTGCGGGAGAGTATGGAGGGGCTGCTTCATTTAATGGAAGCAGTAGTTATATACAAACAACATTAACTAAACCGGCAGGAACTGCTTTTTCTTTTTCTTGTTGGATAAATACGCCGGGAGGAGTTGCGCAACATATTGTAGGAGATTATAATTCAAGTATTGCCAATCCTACATTTAGAATACAAATCCCCGCTAATAATACTTTAAGTGTTGGAGTAGGCACAGGAACTGGCGCTGTAAGTTATGTTTCTTTTCCAACAATATCTGGTCTAGCTAATACTTGGAAAAATTTAATAATAACTGTAGATGGAACTTCTGTCAATGCTTATATAAATGGCGTTGCACTTGGCACTACACAAACTTCGGCTCAAACTTTAGGCGCAGGAGCGCAGCCATATACATTAGGAGCTTATAGGCCAGCAGCTGGTTATCAAAATTTCAGTGGTTCAATAGACCAAGTAAGGATATATGATTCTGCATTAAGCGGCACAGATGCGTCTAATATCTATAGCAATGAAGTACAAGCAAATTCAGGTGGTGGGTCTGCTGCTGAATCAAGTTTAGCATTAAGTCCAGGTATTTCTTATAATGTAACCGTGGGTCAAGGTGGTGCAGGTGTAACTGGTAATAATGTAAGTGGTTCTGGAGCAAATGGGCAAAATTCTATATTTTCTGTAATTACATCTAATGGCGGCGGCGGAGGTGGTGATTATTTAAATAATAGTCCTGGAGTACAAAATGGTGGTTCTGGTGGCGGCGGCGGAGCTGAAGATGCAGGCGGAGTAAGCGGAAATGGCACTATTAATCAAGGATATGATGGAGGAGTTGGGTCAACCACAGGTATATATCGCGGCGGCGGTGGAGGTGGTGCCGGAGGAGTAGGAATTGATGGAAATACTTCTGGAAATGGAGGAAATGCGCTTTCAATAAATATTATTGGATCAGCAACGGCTTATGCCGGCGGTGGAGGCGGGGGGCTTTGGAGCACTAGCTCTGGAAATGCAGGATCAGGCGGAAGCAATATAGGTGGTGATGGCGCAAAAGGTGCGGTTAATGCTGGAAATGGAACAAACAATACGGGAAGCGGTGGAGGCAGTGCTGGAGGTGTTGGCAGTGGTTTTAATGGGGGAGGAAATGCCGGCGATGGTAGTTCCGGTGTTGTTATACTTCGTTATCCTACAGCTAGTGTATCTAGTTTTACAACAACGGGTACACTTAATACTCCATCTACAACAGACACTTTAGCAAGTGCTACATATCCAATAACGAATACTGCATATTATAAATTAGACGGAGATGCTGCGGATTCTAGCGGAAATGGAAAAAATGGTGCGGGCTCAAATGTAACATGGGCAAATGGTAGGTTTGATCAAGCAGCGGTGTTTAACGGAAGTAGTAGTAAGATAACTGCCCCATCACTTCTTTCTTCCTCTTACAATGGTTCAGTCAGTTATAGTGCTTGGTTTAAAACATCAAATACGGCTAATACTATAAAAACAATAATTGTTACTGATGACACAACGGGAAGCATTTCAGGAAAAGTCCTTCTTCTTGCAGTATCTTATTCGGGTGGAACAAGTGGTCTTTTAGAACTGACGGGCTATAATTTCCCAGTTTTTTCAAGTTTTGGAACTACGAATGTAGCTGATGGAAATTGGCATAATGTAGTTGTAGTTTTAGATAATCCGAATGCAACACTTAAAGTATATTTAGATGGAGATTATTCATCTCCTGAAATTACAAAAGCCTTATCAAGCAGTAATATAACTTTGGATAAGGTTTTTTCTGAAGATTGGACAATAGGTTCGCAAGGAGCAATAAGATTTTTCGATGGCTCAATAGACCAAGTAAGGATATTTTCATCTGCACTTTCAGATAGCCAAGTAACCGAACTTTACGAAGAACATTATCAAACTAAATTTACAGATGGTTCTGATACTGCTATTGTGTTTACGGAAGGAACTGGAACAATAAGTTTTACGGGAACAAGCCCAGCACCACCTTCCGGGGCTATAAGATACAATACAACAACAAAAACAATAGAATTTTACAATGGAGCATGGGTTGAGACTGCTACCTCATAAAAAATATTAAATGGCAAATACTATAATTAACACACCAGAATTATTAAATTTTAGTTCATCTACTGGGGCAACAATCTTACCTAAAGGAGCATCTAGCGCTCGTCCACCTTCTGCAAATAGCGTAAATATTGATTATTTAGTAGTAGCTGGCGGTGGTGGCGGGGGAACTGGTCTTACCGCTTCTACAATTGGTACTGGAGGAGGCGGTGGTGCAGGAGGGTTACGTACTTCTTACGGCTCAACTTCCGGGGGCGGGGCATCTGCGGAATCAAGCTTGTCTTTATTGGTAGCAACTTCTTATACTGTTACCATAGGTGAAGGAGGCTCTGGTGGTGTTTCAGCTTCTAGTGTTCCAACCAATGGAGAGGATTCAGTTTTTAGTTCAATTACTTCTGTAGGAGGAGGGGCTGGTGGTAATTATAGAAATCCTACTAGTTCTTCATATTATGCTCAAGTAGGTGGTTCAGGAGGTGGAGCAGCTTATGTAGGTGGTTTACAGCCAGGTGCCGCAGGGACTACAGGTCAGGGCTATGCAGGAGGAGACGATTTAGGAAATAGCGGGTCCCCCGCTTACGGCCATGGAGGTGGTGGAGGGGCGGCCGCGGTAGGTGTAAATGGAGGTGGCAGTGGTTCGGGTGCTGGAGGAGCTGGATTAGCAGTATCTATAGCAGGTAGCTCTGTAACCTATGGTGGTGGTGGTGGAGGTGGTGGTGTATCACCATACCCAGCGGGTGCAGGCGGAGCTGGTGGTGGAGGAGCCGGTGGTCTTGGAAATGGAAATGCCGGTGTTGCCGGAAGCTCAAACACCGGTGGCGGTGGTGGTGGTGGTGGTAAAACGTCTGCTAGCGGCACATTACCAGGTAATGGTGCCAATGGAGGTTCTGGTATAGTTATTTTAAGGTATGCTAGCACAATAAACCTCACGGTTGTGTCTGGATTAACCACAAGTGTTTTAAACGGAACTGTTTCAGGAAGCACTGATAAATACACTATTTTTACTTCTGGCACTGGTGCTATAACATTTGCAAACTCTTATTCTGGTCCTACTGCTACAGAAGGAGATTTTAGATTTAACACCGACACTAATAAAACAGAATTTTACAACGGAACTACCTGGAAACAAATAGTTGACGAATACGCCAGCGGCTTTATAGGGCCTGGAACTAATTACTTTGATACAAAATTATATACAGGTAATGGCAGTTCTCAATCTATAGGCGGGTATATAAATGGAGGAGCAAGTTTTAACGGTAGTAGTAGTAGAATAGATTTAGGAAATAATTCATCAAATAATTCATCTACTATAAGTGTTTCTTTATGGTTTAAGACAAGTGGTAATATTGGTGATTATGGTACTTTAATAAATAATGGTGGCGCAAATGGTGGCGAAACAGGATATTATTTAGGATTAAATTCTAATGGAACTATAAAATTTGAAGCAAGTACAGGTATTATAAATGGTTCAACAAATTATGCAGATAACAATTGGCATCAAATAGTTCTAACTTTAAATAATGGGACATACAATATATATGTAGATGGGAATCAAACACCCGTACTTACTGGAAGCGGTGCATTTACATCAACTGCCACAAGACCAACTTGGATAGGACAATTTTCGTATACTGTGTCAGCATTAGACTTTTTTAACGGTTCAATAGACCAAGTAAGAATATATAACACTGTATTAAGTAGCACAGATGTAACAGCGCTTAATTTAGAAACAGCCGCAACTGCAACAACCGCCGCGTTTCCTTCTGGGCAAACAGCTATAGCCACATATACAATGGACACCAGTGCTAATGGTCTTTTAACTACCACAGATTTAAGTACAGTTAATTATCCAGCGGGGGCGGGTTGCCTTGCGCTGTATGAAATGAATGGAAATTCAAATGATACTAGCGGAACATATAACGGCACGCCAACTGATATTACTTATGAAGGAGGCGCTTTTGCCCAAGCCGCAGTGTTTAATGGTAGTAGTAGTAGAATAGTGACAGGGGTAACACCTGCTGCAGGGTCAGGTCAATTTAGTGTTTCAGGTTGGATAAATGTAGATTCTTTAAGTGCAATTAGAGGAGTTTTTTCTACAATAACAAATAGCGGTACTGACAGAAAGGGTTTTAGTGTTCACGTTTTAACAAGCGGCATAGTTAGGGTTTTGGTTTATGATTCGGCAGGTGTTGATATTATAGAATCAACTGATTTAATTACAGTAGGAAAATGGCATCATATAACATTAACTTATAATAATGGACTTTCAAAAGTTTATGTTGATAGTAATGTTCAAGCTGATACAGTTACTCAATTAATTACAGGTTATCACGATAGTATAAATATTGGTAGATATTATGCAAATAGTACATCCCTAACAATGCTCGGTAAAATAGACCAAGTAAGAATATTTAATACAGCTCTTACGCAATCTCAAGTTACAACATTAGCTAGAGGTATTGCTACATCATATAGTGGTACAGCTACAAATGTAAACTTTAATGGTCATTTAGATTTTGCGCCTGATTTAGTTTGGGTTAAAAATAGGGATGAATCATCTTATCATTATTTATATAATACAGTAAGCCAGGGAAACTTATATTCTGATAGTAGCACCACACAAGATGCTAATAGTGTGGCCTCTTACGGCACAATTTCACCCACTTCAAATGGGTTTGGGGTCACAAGAGGTTCTAATTCATCTTCAAATGGATTAAATAAAAATAGTAATGATTATGTATCATGGAACTGGAAAGGCGGTGGCACGGCGGTTATTAATAATAATGGCACTATAGCTAGTCAAGTTAGCGCCAATAAAGATTCTGGATTTAGTATTGTAAAATATACAGGAAACGGAGGTTCTACTGCTAAAACTATAGGACACGGATTGTCATCAGCGCCTGAAATTATTATTAGCAAAAACTTAGATAGCTCTTCCTATGATTGGGCGGTTTATACTTCTGCCACAGGTAATACAAAAAAATTAGCTTTAAATCAATCTAATGCACAAGCCACAAGTGGCGTATGGAATGACACTAGCCCTACAAATTCAGTATTTAGTGTTAGATATGACCAAACTAACGCCACGGGTAATGATTTTATTGCCTACTGTTGGCATTCAGTTGCAGGATATAGTAAGATAGGAACTTATGAAGGTAATGGAACAACAAGAAATGTTGATTTAGGATTTAATCCAAGTTGGATAATGATTAAAAATGCAGATGCAGGGAGTACTGCTTGGAATATTGTAGATACAAAGAGAGATACAGATACAACTCTAAATTTGTTTTTACAAGCTAACACAAGCATTGCGGAAGCCAATACAACTATTTGCTCTTTGATTACTGATGGATTTAGTGTAACAGGCACAAACACATTTAACAATTCAAGTGGACATACGTTTATATATATGGCATTTGCATAAAATTAAAATAAAAAAATGAAATTACCTAGAAATGGCATTGCGCGTGAAATAAGACATTATATTGGCAGTTTATTTGTATTCTTATTAATTATAGGAATAGTAGTATGGCTTGTAATGTTTCCTGTATTAGAAACAAACAAAGAAGTTGTAATGATGCTTATTGGAACCATTTCTGCTTCAATTGGGGTTGTTATTAGCACTATAACTGGCGCTAAGCCCGATGATGTAAACGCATTAAAAGGTGATGTAGAAAAAAAGCAATTACAGATAGATTATTTAACTAAAGCAAAAGATGATTTAGAATCTATGGTTATTAACCTTCAGAAAGAAATGCTAAAAAACCAAGACGATGTAATGGACAAGATTATATTAAAAGCAGCATTAGACTATGATGACCGATCGGGAGCATATAAACAACTATCGTTGCAAAAAAAATGCACATGTGGTGAAGACAGCTGCTCTTGTAAAGGTGAGTAATTACAAGTAATAATAAACTATAAACCTAACTAATTTTAAACCAATACCAATGACACTATTTTACCAGACTCAATCGTGGTCTAGTCAACCACAAGTATCCGAAGAAACCAAGAAAATTTGGAAACGTTATTCAAAGAAAAAAAATTGGAGGATAACACAACTTTCAAACGGCTATTACCAAGCTGAATGGATTGATTTCAACGAAAACTGGAACGGAATTACAAGGCGTGAAACAATTGAAGGAGCTGAAAAAGCAATTGAATCTTCAATTGAACATTACACTAAAAAATTAAAACTTTCCGAAGGTCCAGTTGTTGTAAAAACCTTTTAAATAAAATACTTAAATTAAATTTAATTAAATCATGTCGGACGCAATTGTCAAGAACCTCAGCTTTGGTCACGAAGCTAAGGATAAACTATTTGAAGGTATAAATAAACTCACGAAAGCCGTTAGTTCCACTCTCGGAGCTAGCGGTAAACGTGTAATATTAGAAGATGGTGCAGGAAAACCTGTTATTACTAAAGACGGTGTTACTGTAGCGGATTCAATTGTATTATTAGACCCTATTGAAAATATGGGTGCTACGCTTCTAAAGGAAGCTGCTAGGAAAACTGTTAGAGAAGCTGGCGACGGAACGACAACGGCTACAGTGCTAGCGCACTCCATTTTAAATGAGGCATATCCTAAATTAAAAGAACTAGGAGCGAGGGGGTTAAAAGAAGGAATCGACAGTGCTGTGCAGAAAGTTGTGCAACATTTAGAAAAAGCTTCTGTGGAAGTCACAGGCGATATGATTGACCAAGTAGCTACTATATCTACTAATAACGATATAAAGTTAGGTACGACAATCGCAAACGCTTTTAGATCAGTTGATGAAACCGGCGTGGTTATGATGGAAACAACAGAGTTGTCTGAAACTACAGCTGAATTAATTGATGGATTACAATACGAAAAAGGACTAACAAATTCACATTTTATTACTAAGCAAGATTCTAAAGTTGCAGAGCTTGACAATCCTTATGTATTATTAATTGAATCTCCTGTAGAAAATATACGTAAAATACAATCCGTACTAGAATACATTATAAAGAAAAGTAAACCTTTGCTTATTATAGCTGATTTAGATCCTAAAGTTATATCTACATTGGCAATGAATAAAATAAAAGGTAATGTAAAAATTAATGTTATTAATGCACCTACTTATGGGGTAGCTAAAAAAGATATGCTAACTGATTTAGCGTTATTAACCGGTGCTACTATTATAAATGAAGATTTAGGTGATGACATGGATTTAATACAACCAGAGCATTTAGGTAAATGTTTAAAATCTGTTACTAATGATACTGAAACTATTATAAAAGTTGAAAGTATTACTGATGAAGTATCAGAAGTAATTAATAAAATTAAAAAAGATTTATCTGGTAAAAACAATGCTGCTGAAACTATAAGGCTTGAAAGAAGATTAGCTAGACTATCAGCTAAGATTGCTACAGTTAAAGTAGGGGCAGATTCAGATATTGAATTAAAAGAAAAAGCAGATAGAGTAGAAGATGCTATTTGTGCTACTAAAGCTGCAATTAAAGAAGGCATTGTGCCTGGTGGTGGCGTTGCATTATTAAATGCTGCAACACTTATTAAGCCTAAAAATAAAGCAGAAGAAATATTATTAGAAGCCATTAAAGCTCCTTATATAACAATATTAGAAAATGCAAACTTTGATATTGTTGAGCCTACTAAAAAAGGCTGGGGACTTGATGTTATTACTGGACAAAGTAAAAATATGATTAAGTCTGGAATAATTGATCCGTTGCTTGTGACTAAGACTGCGCTAAAAAATGCAGCTTCTGTGGCAACTACTATATTATCTACAGATTGTATAATTAATAATTTACGTATTAATGAAGGCAATAGGTAGAAACTTAATAATTAAAAAAGAAAAGCAGGGTACTTCTGAAACCAAAGGAGGCTTATTGTTAACTGAAAATCAAAGAGAAGATTTAAGATATAGCAAAGCTAAAGTAATATCAGTGGGTTCTGAGGTAGTTGGAGTTAAAAAAAATGATGATATTTATTATGACAAGCATGCGGGGCATGGTGTTGAAATAGATAAGGAAGTTTTACAAATAATTAAGCTCCAAGACGTTGTAATTGTTTTATGAAAAGATTAGAAGCAGGAGATTTAAAAGATCTTAACCTGCTTAAGCATTACAGAATTATAAGAAAGTGGGCATCAAAAAATAATGGGATGACCGATGCTGATTTAGAACTTTTAATATATTTAGATTGTGTTGATCTGTTTACTAAAATAGATTTTAAAATGGGTGCATATTCTTACAGCTGGAATAATAGGAGATGGAATACATTGTTAAAAGAAGGCTGGATAATTGTTTGGCGTAAAAGAAATCATACAACACAAAAGTATAATATATATAAAACCTCTTTTAAGTGTAAGCAGCTTATAAATAAAATATATAAAATAATGCTAGGCGAGGAAGATATTCCTATAAGCGAACGCAGAAATGTAATAATGAAAGGCGAAACCTATACAAATAAAGTTTTAAAGGTTTCAATAGATAACATTAATAAAGACAAGTATAGATAATTATGGACAAAAGTAAAGCAATCATTTCGAACCCGCAACTTCAAGGGCAAGTAGGAGAGTCTCACGTATGGGATGGTCCTTTAAACACAAATGGATTTCCTATGGGTAATGGCTCTAGTTCTGGTATTACTGGAATGGAAGTTAAAAAAGCGCCGACTTATTATAAAGCAGGTGCTATTACTCAAATAGCTAAAGCAGCTAGAGGAGAATAGTAATGGATATTGCTCACATAAAACTACTGGCGCTAAATGGCTCCGTAGGAGTAGTGACCATGATGGATCTGGAGGTATGGCTTAAAGTAATATTATTATTAGTTACTATAGGTTATACAGTCCATAAGTGGTTTAAAATAAAAAAATAATGGCATATATACAGAACTCATCGCCTTTCTTAAAGAAAACAGCAGCCTGGACTCGTAAAGAGGGTAAAGACCCTAAGGGTGGATTAAATGAAAAAGGAGTTAAATCTTATAGAAAAGAAAATCCAGGTAGCAAGCTGCAAACTGCAGTAACTACTCCTCCTTCAAAATTAAAAAAAGGGAGTAAAGCCGCAAAGCGTAGAAAATCTTTTTGCGCTAGAATGAGTGGTGTAAAAGGTCCAATGAAAAAGCCGAATGGAAAGCCTACTAGAAAAGCTTTGGCTTTAAGAAAATGGAATTGCTAATAATTAAACAACAACAATAACAACACAAACCAAAACACAAAAATTATGGGACACATGAAATCAGATGAACGTTATGATGCTAAAGAAGCATATAACAAAAAACTATCTTCAAAAGCAAGAATGCATTATTTAGAAAATGATATTGCTGATAGGAAAGGACACTCAGGAACTTACAGCGGTAATCACCCAAGATATTCAAAAGGAATGAGTATGATGGGGCAAGCAAAAGCTGATCTCACTTACAATCCAACAGATGACATTGCAGGGCAGGGAACAGAAGGAGTAAACACTGGGATGATGATGAAGAGCATGTCTCCTATGCAGAATATGAATAAAGGATATGGCCAACAAGTAGGTAAGCCTTCTGTTGCTAGTAAATATGATAAAGTTGTGCTTGGCGGAAATATAAACGATAAGTCAAAAACCAAGCCTGGCAAAAAAGATTACGCAAAATAAAACAGATAGGACTGTATAAACCTAGCAAAACACAAACATTAACAATAACAAAACAAAACCAAAATGGCAAGATTTATTTCTATTTCTGTTGTTGGAGGCGCAGACGCTTTTGAGGACGGACAACATCTAATTAACACAGAATCAATTGTTGCAGTAACATCAGGAGATGCTGCTGGCGCTAATGAAGGAACTAAAACAACAATTCACACCGTTGCTCCAACATTAGACACAATTACATTAACTCATTCAACTGAAACAACTCCATCAGTTAGAGATGCAATTAACTCAGCTCTTACTGCTAATCCAGGTGGTGTAAAATCAACTGTTGGGCTTCCCAGCGGAATTACTGTAACTGAATTTCTAGTTGTATAATGAGCAAATCTAAAGGGCTTGGTGATTCAATTGAAAAAGTTACTAAAGTTACTGGAATTAAAAGTGTAGTAGACAGAGTCGCAGAGGGTTTAAATATCCCCTGCGGCTGTTCTGCTCGCAAAGATAAACTAAATAAAATGTTTCCTTATAAATAATGGCTTTTAAACTTAATACACCTCCATATAATTTAGACAATACACCTATATATAATGTAGATTTAGGTGATGATGTATTAGGCAAGGCTAACAATAATGGGACTATATTAATAAATAAAAACTTAAATCCATCTAAAACTAAAAAAGTAGTTGATCATGAGATGGTTCATATTGATCAATTTAAAAGAGGCGATTTAGACTACGATGATAATAATGTTTACTGGAAAGGTAAAACATATTCTAGAAGTCAAATGCAGGAGGGCGCTAAAGCTCTTCCTTGGGAAAAAGAAGCTTACGACAAAGCTTAAATTATGATAAAGTTATTATTAGGCCTACTAAAAGGTGGCAATGGCAGAAAGTCAGTAGCCGGAAACTTAGCGTGGGAAATAAGAGAAGCAATTAAGGGTAAAGAATTAGACCCTAATGAAATAATAGAATTGCAAACTAAAATAAATGAAATTGAAGCTGGCCATAGAACAGTATTTGTTGCAGGCTGGAGACCATTTATAGGATGGGTTTGCGGAGTGGCATTAGCATATAACTTCGTAATAAGAGATTTATTTATTTGGATTACAAAAACAACCGACGCTCCGCCGGCATTACAAATGGAGCATTTAATGACAGTCTTATTAGGTATGCTTGGTCTTGGCGGATTAAGAACCTTTGAGAAAATAAAAGATAAAGTAAAATAATTTAATTAAATTTAATCAAATGAGTACACAAGAAAAAAAAGTAACAGAGGAACAATTAGCTAAAATTAAAGAGCAACAAGTAACAATGAACAATAAATTACGTGACATTGGACTTGTTGAAAATCAAAAACACGTTTTATTACATGAATACGCTGGACTTGAGCAAGATATGGAAGCTTATAAAAAAGACCTTGAAAAAGAGTATGGGGCAATTAGTATTGATTTGGAAACGGGTGTTTACAAAGAAATAGAAAAGCAAGAAGAAAAATAAGATGAGCAGCATTATAAGGAAGATCAGCATCGGTTCTGATTATAAAAATGATGCTATGCATTACTCTGTAAGCCAAGAAGTATACGGGGGACACAAAATAGCTTATATCATATTTGAAGATACTGATAGTTCTTATAATATTTTTATTAAAAAAAACAATGAAGTATTGCCTTGGAAAAAGTTTAATTCTAACATGGCTATTTCTGTTGAATATAATTTAGAATATGAATAGTGTCTACGATTTTATCGTTGAGCCTATTGGAGAAAGATATAACAATACAACTAAAGTAAATAATAAAGATTTAATATTAAATTGTAATATAGAATCATTTAAGTTTATAAATAAACTTGCTAAAGTTATATCTACGCCAAAAGCTTATAATACTGTTATAAAAAAAGGTGATGAAATTGTAATTCATCATAATGTTTTTAGAAGATATTATGATATAAAAGGTAAAGAAAAAAACAGTAGTAAATATTTTAAAGACAATCTTTACTTTTGTCAGCCAGATCAGGTGTATCTTTATAAAAAAAATAATGAGTGGCATTCATTTATGGATAGATGCTTTGTTAAGCCTATTTTAAATAATGACCCCACAAGCCTAGAAAAAGAGCAAAAGTATGTTGGTATACTAAAGTATGGTAATAGCTCGTTAAAAGCGCTTGAAATCAACCCAGATGATGTTATAGGCTTTACTCCAAACAGCGAATGGGAGTTTATAGTAGATAATGAGCGGTTATATTGTATGAAATCTAATGATATTGTTATTAAGTATGAACGTAAAGAAAACCAAACTGAGTATAATCCAAGCTGGGCAAAAAGCAGTTGAGGAGTTAATTAAAGTAGCTAAAGAAGCTATTGTAGATTCAGAAGATGACATATCAGCCGATAGATTAAAAAATGCAGCAGCTACAAAAAAACTAGCAATATTTGATGCGTTTGAAATATTAACAAGAATTGAAACTGAAGAAAAGTTATTAGAAGACAAATCTGGTAATCAAAAAACATTCGGGGGCTTTGCTGAAAAAAGATCTAAATGACATATCAGCAAACATTATATTCAGTAATATCTGATTATATAAAGCCCAATATATTAAAGAAAAAAAATAAACAAAAAAGCTGGGAATACGGGTATAACAAAGAGCATGATTTAGTTGTAATAAGCAAATCAGGTGAGCTTGGCGAAGTATACGATATTCAAGGCTTAAAAATAGGCTTACCATTAATCAATAGATGCTTTAAAAGATCTAATAAAAAACAAGAGCAATATTGGCAGAAATTTAATTATCCTAAAGAATTACAAAAAATTAAAAGTGTTTTCGATTGGAATAATTATCCCGACAATTTTAAAGAGCAATGGTACGACTATATAGATAATGAATTTAAATACAGAGAAGAAGGGTTTGCATTTTACAATAACGGGGCTGAAACTTATATTACTGGGTCTCATTACATGTACCTGCAGTGGACTAAAATTGACGTTGGGGCCGCTGACTTTAGAGAATCAAATAGATTATTCTATATTTTCTGGGAAGCATGTAAAGCAGATACCAGATGTTATGGAATATGCTACCTCAAAAACAGACGGTCTGGGTTTAGCTTCATGGCATCGAACGAAACTGTTAATCAGGCAACCATGTCAAGTGACGCAAGATTTGGTATTTTATCAAAAACTGGGGCTGATGCCAAAAAAATGTTTACCGATAAAGTCGTCCCAATATCAATCAATTATCCCTTTTTCTTCAAGCCCGTTCAAGACGGTATGGATCGTCCGAAAACAGAGCTTGCTTACCGAGTGCCCGCCTCCAAACTAACTCGGCGCAAGATAGAAGTAGGCGAACAATTAGCTGAAATTGATGGGCTTGATACTACAATCGACTGGAAAAATACAGGCGATAATTCATATGATGGAGAAAAGCTAAAGCTTTTAGTTCATGATGAATCTGGCAAATGGGAAAGACCAGATAATATAATTAATAACTGGAGAGTAACTAAAACAACATTAAGGCTAGGTAGTAGAGTAGTCGGTAAATGTATGATGGGATCTACATCTAACTCTTTAGACAAAGGAGGTAATAATTTTAAAAAATTATATGAAGGATCAGATGTTACTAAAAGAAACCGCAACGGACAGACTAGCTCAGGATTATATTCTTTGTTCATACCTATGGAATGGAATTACGAAGGATTCATTGACGTGCATGGAATACCTGTATTCGATACACCAAAAAAATCAGTCAAAAGTATTGATGGAACGAAAATAGATACTGGAGTAATTAATTATTGGATAAATGAAGTTGACGGATTAAAAAAAGATCAAGATGCTTTAAATGAATTTTATCGTCAATTTCCGCGAACTACTCAACATGCATTTCGAGACGAAACAAAACAATCTTTATTTAATCTAACTAAGATATACGAGCAAATAGATTATATTGAAGAAATAAAATATACCGGCCTTATTACGCAAGGCAATTTTCAATGGCAGGGCGGCATTAAAGATTCATTAGTTGAATTTGCGCCTAATAACAATGGAAGATTTTTTATTTCATGGGTTCCCCCTCATAATATGCAAAATAGATCTATAGCTAAAGGTAATTTAAGATACCCGGCTAATGAACACTGTGGTGCATTTGGATGTGACAGTTATGATATATCAGGTACAGTTGATGGCAGAGGATCTAAAGGCTCGTTGCATGGATTAACAAAATTTACTATGGAGGATCTGCCTCCTAATCATTTCTTTTTAGAATACATATCGCGGCCTGATAATGCTGAAATATTTTTTGAAGATGTACTAATGGCTTTAGTATTTTACGGAATGCCAATACTCGCAGAAAATAATAAACCTAGATTATTATATTATTTAAAAAGAAGAGGGTATAGAGGATACTCTATGAATAGACCAGATAAAGTTTATAATAAATTATCAATAACAGAAAGAGAAATAGGCGGAGTGCCTAACTCTAGTGAAGATATGAAGCAAGCTCACGCAGCGGCTATAGAATCCTATATTGATTCTCACGTAGGGTTTAACGGGGAGACACACGGAGACTTATATTTTACAAGAACATTAAATGATTGGTCAAAATTTAATCTTAACAACAGAACAAAGCATGATGCTTCTATAAGTTCTGGTCTTGCTATAATGGCTTGTAATAAAAATAAATATGCACCAGTAGCAAAAAAAGTTTTTCAGCCTGTTAATTTGGGTATAAAAAGATATAACAACGATGGATTTACATCAAAAATAATTTAAATAGATGGTTAACACAAATTATAACAGTTCATTTCCAGATCAGGTAGTACCTGATTCAGTAAAGAATAGTTATGACTATGGGCTACAAGTTGCTCAAGCTATAGAAAATGAGTGGTTTCGGCAAGATATTGGGGGCGAAAGGTATTTACAGAACTTTCAGAATTATCATAGATTAAGACTATACGCTAGGGGTGAGCAGCCAATACAAAAATATAAAGATGAATTATCTATTAATGGTGATTTATCTTATTTAAATTTAGATTGGAAAATTGTACCAGTAATACCTAAGTTTGTAGACATTGTAGTTAATGGTATGACTGATAAAGGTTATGAAATAAAATCATTTGCTACCGACCCGTTCGCGCTTAAAGAAAGAACTGATTTTGCTTTTAACGCGATGCGGGATATAATTAATAAAGAATATATTGAGCAAATGAACGCGGCTACGGGGCAAAATTTTTACGCTTCTGCTCAGCCTGATAAATTGCCTGCTTCTCGAGATGAATTAGATCTTTACTTGCAATTAAATTACAAGCAAAGTGTTGAAATAGCCGAAGAAGAAATAATTAAAAATGTTTTTTCTTTTAATAAATATGATGATATACAAAGACGCATAGCTTACGATTTAGCTGTATTAGGAATTGGCGTATCTAAAACTAGCTTTAATTTTTCAGAAGGTATTACAGTTGATTACGTGGATCCAGCTTCGGTAGTATACTCTTATACGGAAGACCCTAACTTTGAAGACATATATTACGTGGGCGAAGTAAAAAATTTAAGTCTTTCAGAAGTAAAAAGATTATATCCTCAGCTCACGGATGATGATCTTAAAGAAATACAAAAATACAAAGGCCCCACTAACTATAGTAATTATGTAAGAAATTATGGAGGGCAAAATGATGATAACTTAGTTTCAATATTGTTTTTTGAATATAAAACGTATACAAATCAAGTATTCAAATTAAAAAATACTGATCAGGGGTTAGAAAAAATATTAGAAAAAGATGATACTTTTGATCCGCCAGAAAATGATAACTTTAGTAAAGTATCTAGAAGTATAGAGGTATTATATACAGGGGCAAAAGTTATGGGTATGAGTAAAATTATAGATTGGAAAATGGCGGAAAATATGACTCGACCCAATTCCGATGTTACTAAAGTAAACATGAATTACTCTATATGCGCACCTAGAATGTACAAAGGGCGCATAGATTCTATTGTAAGTAGAATTACAAGCTTCGCCGATATGATTCAACTAACCCATTTAAAATTACAGCAGGTATTATCAAGGGTTGTTCCGGATGGAGTTTATTTAGATATGGATGGTCTTGCCGAAGTTGATTTAGGTAATGGCACAAATTACAATCCAGCTGAAGCGTTAAATATGTATTTTCAAACAGGTAGCATTGTTGGAAGATCTTTAACTCAAGATGGTGATTTAAATAGAGGCAAAGTACCCATTCAGGAATTACAGTCATCAAGTGGTATGGCTAAAATACAATCTTTGATATCTACTTATCAATATTATTTACAAATGATAAGGGATGTTACAGGATTAAACGAAGCGGTTGATGGCAGTACACCAGACAAAAATGCATTGGTTGGGTTACAAAAAATGGCTGCCGCTAATTCTAATGTAGCTACAAGACATATATTAAAAGCTTTAATGTACATAACTATTAAAATAGCTGAGAATGTAAGCTTGCGGGCTAATGACGCATTACAATTTCCATTAACAAAAGACGCGTTGCTTAATAGCATTAACACATTTAATGTTAATACACTTGAAGAAATGGAAAAGGTAGCTATGCATGATTTTGGCATATTTTTAGAATTAGAGCCCGATGAAGAAGAAAAAGCCAAGCTTGAGCAAAATATACAAGTCGCTTTACAGTCTGGCGGGATAGATTTAGATGACGCTATTGATGTTAGACAAATATCAAATTTAAAATTAGCCAATCAATTATTAAAACTTAAAAGAAAAGAAAAAGGAGCACGAGATCAACAAGCCGCTCAGGCTAATATTCAAGCTCAAGCGCAGGCTAATGCACAGGCTTCTGAAGCAGCGGCGCTGGCTGAAGTACAAAAGCAACAAGCCTTAGCCGAAACAAAAGTGCAGATTGAAAAAGCTAAATCAGATTTTGAAATTGCTAGAATGGAACAAGAGGCATTAATTAAGAAACAATTAATGGCAG